TTGTACGTTATTCTATAAGTTTTTAGCATTGTTTGGTGCATTAAGTAATCAAAATACAGGGAGTCGTTAAAGTTATCCCAAAATTCTAGTTTAAAAGGATCATTCATCGTTTAAAAGTTTTTCTAATTTATTACAAAGATTTGTATCTGAGTATTCTCTGCCATCCTGGAGCAATGTATCAGGCAAAACGGTATAGTAAATTGTATCTGATTCTGCCCATGTTATCTCATCATTCATTGAGTTAAAGCTTACAGGGTATTGCTCGGATCCTATCTCTATATCTATGGCTACCTGATAGGCAACGTCATCAACATAAAAGATAACGCTGTCATCGTCTTGGTGTTCTATTTCTATCATAGGTTTTTTATGTATTTCTTGGCCTGCTGCTTCATGTAATCAGTATCTATCCATTCAAGCAGCTCTATTGTGTCAAAGGTTAAAGTAAAATCTTTACCGTATTCATCTTTTCCGCAGAGGAATGTTTCATTGTCTGCTGTTGACATGAACGTATTAATATCATGCAATCTTTTTCTTATTTCTATTTTCTTGCTCATTATCCAAAAATTAAAAGTGTGTAATAAAATATAACTATCAAGCTGCATACGCATAAAGCGCCAAGTATTGTATCCTTCATTATTTAAGTGTATTTAGTTGTTTAGTAAATCTTTCGTTTAATCTGTCAATGCACATTTGATATATTTCTATGTTATGCGTGTTTTTGTTGCGTATAGATTCAAATTCTGCACCTGCCCCAAAGTGATTGGACCATTCTGCCTCGTTTGCTTTTTCATAAAAGCTAAACTTTGCTTCCTCTATCTCTAAAAGCAATTTTAATTTTTCTGTTCTGTTCATCTTTATAGCGTTATTAATTAATTTGTCTTACAAATATAAAACATTTATTTGGATTATTAACAATTTACAAAAGAAATTAACAATTTTATCTAAAAAAGATGCGTAAGCCTTGCTATTTGGCCATTTTGATAATGGTGTATAAAGCCTTCAACCGCCTGAGGAGCGTGCTGAAATCCTTTTCTGTGATGCCATGAGTCTGTAGCTGATGGGGATCGCAAGCTTTCGACAGTTACACCTGCATAGTCTTTGCTTTGTTTATGATGAACGTGATGCGTGTAAACGTATCTGTGTTTTGTTTTGCTCCATTCAATAGGAAATTCCTGAGCCATTAGCAAAGGCAAATCTGCCTGCTTAGCGCCATCGCCATGAGTTGTGCCTATAAGATTGTTTCCGTATCTGTAGCCTTTACGATGAGCTATTGAGCAATCAAATGTGATATTTTTATTGTTTTGGAAATAGGTTTGAATAACGTCTGCCAAGAAAAAGCCGCTTTGGTAGTCATGGTTAGACGGATTAAAAGTAAAATGCACATCTGCAACTGCAATTAATTGAAGCAATACATCAACGTAAAGCTGTTTAGCTATTAGAAAGTTTGAATACCATTGTCCGTCTGTGTCTTGCGGTGTTCCGCTTGTGGTTTTGTGAGGCGTATCTATGTGCAGAATATCATTACCACCGATGAATAAAATCTTATCTATTGGAAAACCTTGCGCTTTGTTTAAAATGCCTTGTACGCCCTCCTTAACCCTCTTTACAGCTATTTGGTTGTTATATGTTTCGCCTGTTTCAAATGAATCTGCAAGTTTGCCAATATGTATGTCAGCAGGATCAACTACAAGTAAATGCTCTTTTTTACCGAGCTTTCTTTTTATCTCAGGATATACAGGCGCAAATTCTTTTAAATCTTTTATAAGCTGTTTACTAAGTTCCTCTAGCTGCTTTTGTGATTCGTCTTTATGTAATGGGTTCTTAAAGAATAGGCTAGCATCTTTTGTTTTGAGCCATCCATGCTTTACGCTTTCAACATCTACACCTGCCTGCTCAGCTGCTGCCTTAACGCCTCTGTATTGAAATATTAATTGCTGCTCATCTTCTGTTAGCCTGTATCTTTTATTCATAAAAATTTATTTACAACCTTGCCTGCCATATACATCAAAAAGCCTAGCGCACAAACTCCGATAATTAACCAAAAATAATTAGGTTGCTTCTGCGCTTTAGCTCTCTGTACTTCTACTCTTGTCTCTAGCCTTATAGTATCTCTGTGTATCTTATATTCTATTCGTGTTTCTAACCTTGTTTTAGGTACAAAAACATTCTCATAATGTACTATTGTGTCCTTACTTGAAAAGTATTTTTCGTATATAATAGTATCGTGAACAACCACAGGCACAGAATCAATAGTTGCTATTCTAATCGTGTCACTTGAAATAAGCGGTTTTAAGCCCTTTTTAAGCGCCTTTTGGTAGTGATAGTTCGCTGAGCAAGAAAACAGCGTTAAAACGCAAATAAGGCTATAAATTCGCATACTCTAGCTTTGCATCAAAAGATGGGCAGGCTTTAGGCGAGAAGTCTCTGTGTCCAAAAATCTGCATATCTGCATTGTATTTATAAATTAATTTAATCATGAGTTTTATTAAAGAATCTTTTTGCGCTGTTGTTCGTGTATCCTTAGCCTTGCTCATGTCTTTAGCCATTCCTCCAACGTATGCGATCCCTATTGAATCCTGATTCTGCCCTGATGTATGAGCGCCTGATTTCTTTATGCTTCGGCCTCGCTCTATTGTACCATCGATATGTATGAGGAAATGGTAGCCTATTGTATTAAATCCTCTTGCCTTGTGCCATCTAGTTATGTCAGCTACGTCATGCTCTCTGCCCTCAGGAGTCGCTGTGCAATGGATTACAATTTTATTTATCTTTCGCATTTATGTCTTTAAAGTCTTGCGTAACTTCTTTAGCTCTTGCAAATAGGTTCTTTAATGAATCCCAAATGTCAATGCCTTTGACCGCCTTTATATTTTCGTTCAAAGAAATTACTTCAATACTTACTAAAACTAAAGCAAGTATTTTAGTTATAAGAAGCTCTACGCTAAAAAATGTTAACACTATGTCGTTGATAATGTAGTAATCAATCAAATAAAAAAGCATTACGGTAACCTCATAAAGCAGGATCTTAGAAATTACTGCGCTTAATTTTCTTGACGTTATTGGCGTTCCTAATTTTTTAGATTTCCAAACGCCTGTAATCGTATCAACAATGACAGAAACACCGATAAGAATAAGTATGCCAGATATAGGCATAAAAAAAGAGGAAATAATTGCAAGCAGCTGCATAGAGTAAGTCTTTAGTTTTAGTTGTAATATTAATAACTGCGTTTTCATTGTTCAAGTTGTTCTGTAAGTTGGTATGTTAGGTAAATTGCAAGAAAGCACCCAATAGCTTTTACGTGAAAAGTATTATCGTAGAACATTCCAAAGGCTGCAATGTAGCCAAACACGAAATATAATATTGCTAAAACTTTAGTGTGCATTATATATCTATTGTAGGTTGCCATTCTGCTGAAGACATTAAAGTCAAAGCTTTATCGTGCGTTAAAGTTTGTAAAGGCGTTACTGTACCGTCTGCTATAAAAGTAGGTTCTGTATTCCACTTTAAAACAAACTGTGTTTCGTCTAAACTTTTTCTAATCGTGTTTTTGTCAGTTTCACCTACTTGCGAAAAGTCAATGTTTACTAAATCTGAAATGTTTATGATTGCGTATGTGTCTGCTATTCTTTTCATTTTACTTTATGTTGGTACGTCTGTTGTTCTATTTGCTTCTAGCATATTTATACCTCTTGCGGTATTGGTTTCTGAACCTACGCTTGTCATTGTCCATATTAAACCATTCCACGTCGCATTGTCGCCCATTCTGAACCAACCTAAAGGCGAATAAGACGATAAGTCTGTTGGTATTGTAGAACCTATTGCGCTAATATTTGCGCTTTGGTCTGAATTAAAAAAAGCCACTTCGTCAATATGTCCGTTTGTATATCCGCTTAACATAACGCTGCTACCTATTCTTAAATTTGTTGTATTGCTTGTAGAATGTCCTGTACTCCAATTTAATGTAGCATCTAAACTTCCATTTATGTATATTTTGTTTTGTGTCGAAGTATGAACGCAAGCAATATGATACCAAGTATTTGCGCTTAAAACTGTTGCACTATTCAATCCTGTTTGTGAAGCGTGATAACTCCAAAACCTTATTTTACCGTCTGTACGTACTCTAAAAGAATATCCATTACCTGTACTTCCGCTTGTACTTGTATCAATTATATAATAGTTATTTCCTATTGTATCAACTTTTACCCAAGCCATTAAAGTAAAGTCGCCTGTAAACGCATAGTTTGTTGCGCTTGGTAAAATAAAAGTGTCGTCTACACCGTCAAAATCGAATGAATATAAATTTTGAAAAGAAGGCGTACTTCCTGTTCCTGTTATGTTAGTTTCTCCGCTTGGTGATAACGTTTGACTTTTACCCCAATTAATCGTATTGTCTATTGCGCCTTGTCCGTAGTCAATGGTATTATTTACTGCTGCTTGTCCGAAACCTATTGTGTTTGCCATTTTATTATGTTGTTATATCTCCGAATAAGTACCAAGTATTCGTGTCAGTTTTTAATATTGTAGCTTGTGAATATTGCGCTGCAAGTTTGTCTTTAGCTCCGCTTGAATTTAAAGTCACTCCGCTTGTAGGCGTTATGGTTACTTGACCAGCACCGCCTTGTAAAAGTTCTATTCGTGTTCCAATAGGAAAAGCCGTACCGCTATTTAAAGGTATTCTTGCATCTATTGCACTAACGTTTGTTAGTATTACCGTTTTATGCGAATCTGTTAAAAGTAAATTGTAAGTAGTTACAGTAACAGAATTTAAAGTGCTATCTTTTAGTTGTGCGCCTGTTATTTTTTTAGAAACATAACCACCTGCTCCATCATCCTCAGCTATTGCAAACTCATCTGTGCTTTCTAGGTTACTTGCCTTTGCTGTTAGTTGGCTTATCCGTATTTCTGCCATAATATTTATTTAAAAATGTTTCTAAACGCTTTACGTTCTTTTCCTTTGCTGTATATTTTCTGCTCATAAAACCCAACCTGCGAAGCCATTGTCTGTACTTGGATTTACGTCGGATCCTGTGTTACTTGAATACTCAGGAAATAACGTACTGTTATCGCATATATAGTCAATAAACCTTTGTTTGTAATATTCTGCTGTTTGCCTTTCTTGCTCTCTTAAAAAATCCACCTCTTCTTTGCTTGCTGTTTCGCTGTTTTCGCTGCCATGTTTATAGATTCCTTTGTTGCCTATGGTATAAGCTCCGTAAGGCAAGTACATGACCATTGCGTAATGAATTAAACAAGGCTTAATATAATCTGTTAAAAGGCTTAAATAAGGATCTGCAAGCGTTCCTGCAACAATATCTGCTTGTATCTTTTCTAGCAAATCCGTTCCTGTCATATTTTGTATATGAATGTCCTGAGCCTGCGAAATATACTGAATGAATTTGTCAGTATCAATGTTGCCATTTGCTGATGTGAATTTGACTAGGTCAGCTCGTGAAATAAGTAATGCTTTTGCCATGTTTTTTAATTATTTATAACGCCCTTTGTCGCCTCTACTCCATTCTGTTTCTGCTGCTCTTTGCCTTCCTCTAGGCGTAGGCATATAGCTCTTAGGTATGCTTCCCACTTCCTCAGAGCTGCTTAAAGCTTTATCCTCATAGTATGAGCCATCTTTTTTCTTTTTAAGGCGATACAAACGCTCAGACCAATAATGTCCGCAGTTAACACCGCCCTTGAATTTGAATAAATCGTAACTCTGCCCTTTATGCCCTAGCTTTTTATTTACGCCTGCCCTAGATGCTTTGTCAATATCCTCTAATCTATAAACAACGCCTCTGTCTGTTCTAGCCATCATTTGTCTGCAAAAGTCTCTAGATTGCCCTGCGCCTCCTAAACCTTTTGTATAAACGTATCTAACCTTGTAAATTGATTTATCTAGCTGACTGCTTCTGCTAGGAAAAGACTTAATGACATCTGCTAACTTTTGAAGCTTGCTTTTTTTGTTGTCTATTTCCTCAATCCATTCATCTAAATTTCCGTTTTCATTTTTAAAAGCTCGCTCATCTACAAGCTCCCAATTTTCGTCAATTTCTTCACCTTCTAAATGATCCAGGATTTGCTCCCCTTCCTTATCTGAAAAATCTTTGTTTAATTCAACGCCTGTTTCCTCTTGTACTTGCTCCTCAGTAACAGCATTTTCTAAATCTACAAACTCCAAAGGCTTTAATGTTCTAAAGAATAGATTTAAACTGATTCCATTATAGGCTAGAATCTGCTCAAAAGCATCTAACAACATCTCCTGCATTGGCGCAATTATCATGTTTGAGAAAAGCGCAAAAGAGTCTTTCAATTCATCGGCATTTGACGAGAATCCGTTGCTGCTTGCAATTCCAAATAAAAGTGGACTAGTGACATTGTGAGAAAGCATAATTTTTCTTAAACATTCCTCGCTTAAAGTAGAGTATAAGTCAGGCGCATCATTGACAGGCATACTGTCGACTGTTGTCTTGCTCTCGCTGTTGTTATTGAATGCGACAATCAGCTTCTCGCCACTCATTCCTGTAAGTTGAGAAACCACTTTGTTTTTTATCATTATCTGCTGCTCCTCGCTTGGTATTCCATTGTTGAAATTGACCACAGACCGACCTGAGAAACCATTCTCAACCTCGTTAATTAGATACTCGCTTATATCCTCTTCTAAAACTGCGTAAGGAATACCGCCTGTATAATCAACTAAGGCGTAGTATTTTAAACCTACGCTGTAAGGCTTTACAAAAAATATTTCAATAGGATCATTTGAGCATCCGAAAGCGCTAATTCTTTTAGGTTCATATTTCTTTGTATCTGTCCAATCGTCGCTGTAATAGTAGCCTTCGATTTTTCCGTCTTCGTTGCACTTTTCAGCTCGCAATAATTGTACAGGTATATGATGCACCTGAGCAATCTTTTTTCTATCCTTAGTATAAATTACTTGCATTGCGCATTGACCTAGCAGTTTTATATCAGTACATAAATGCCTTACGCATTCCTTGCTCAATAGCGCCATCATGTGAGCGTACTGATTAGGCTTTTTGCTTGCATCTGTTGCTGATAGACCTCTGCCATATACTAAGCGGATAACGTTGTTTATAATAGCGTTATTTGTTGTGCTATTCGTGTATCTGTCGATTAGATACCCATAGTAGTTATTGTCATCTCCGTACTCAACCCAATTTTCGCGTTTTGATTCTTTGATTACAGGAGCTTCATAACCTGATAGCTCTAATATGTGAACGTTGTTACTCATACATTATAAATTCATTTGTGCTGACGTTTGAGATATACTCGCCATCATTTACGGAATAATTAATTACAGGCGTTTGGTCAGTTACAAAGATTCTATCTTTATGCACTACCGTTGAACCGTTTCTAATTTCCAAAGTATAAAAGGTATCTTTAATAAGGCTAAAATCTCCATTTACAAACGTTGCGTTTATGGTATCGTAATAATCGCCATTTAAGCTGCTTGTAATTGTTATCTCAGTTTCTACATTTGTAGATTCGCCTCTGATAAATAAACCATCGTAGGTTTGGCTTCTAGGTATGAAGCTAAAACTCTGCTCTGTCAATATAGGTTGTAGTATTATCATGCTGTATATATAACTGATTTTGGTATTATTTGTTTCTTATTGGATCATGTAAACAAAAAAAGCGCCTATTTCTAGACGCTTAATTACACATTATGAAAGGTAAGGAAAACTTATACTGTTCCGTCATTTATTATTGCATCGCCTGCCGTATTTGCAAACAATGTTTTTAAATCCGCTTCGCTAGTTGCTAATAAGAAGTTAGCAGGTAGTTCCTCTTGCGCTGTAAAGGTTAACGAGTATCCGTTGAAGTCTCCAAGTGCCGCTCCGCTAGAAATTTCTCCCGCAGAGACGTCAGCGCCTTGGTCTAAGCCCATTAAAAAGAATTGGTCTGTCATAGTCCTCACAATTATTCTTGGACGACCATACGCCAAAAGCTTCACATTCTTGTGAGTTACAACGTCTTGTCTCTTTAATGCTGCTACTAAAGTTTGTTCAAAGAAGGTTGTCCCATTATCACGACTAGAGTTGATAGCTGTCGTGAAGGAATTGGCTGTACTCTTCAATTCGAATTTGTACATAGTAAGTTGAGTTGTATCGTCTACGGGAATCCAATCTGTAATCTCGTCAACGTTATCTCCTGTTCCGTAAGTTACATACGTTGGAGAGTCTGAATTTAGGTCTTCGTAATTGATTAGATACATGGCCTTTAATCCTGAAACGGAGTCCTTGCACTGTTCAATTCGACCTGCTGTGATATCACACGCCATTTTATTTAGTTTTTATGAATAAAAAAAGGCAGGCAATCTTACCCACCTTTTTCTAATTCTGATTAATTATTAAGAATAAACTACACAATCGTTAGCAATACCCACCTGAGCGCCACAAGACATACGCATTACAATTCTCACGTTGTCTGATCCGTCGTATAAATGTACAGGAATTACCGCTGCCTCTTGATGGTCCGAAAGGAGAGATGTTCCGAAATATAGGTTGCTAGTTTGAGCTGCTACCATGTTATCGTCTGCCAATCCGTTAGCAACAAATACAGGAATACCATCAAAAGATAATGCTCCGTTAGTGTACCA